GAGAAGTCAGTAAACGAAGATATAGCCAATTACAATACTATGAGCAAGAATGGTGCTTATAATGTTAGTAGTGTTTTTAGCTATGATGGTAAGTATATGTTGAATTGGCACAAAGATGATTGGAATGTTAAGAGGCAAGTAAGCGATAAGTTAGCTATAGCATTGCTAGAGCCAAACGCACAAGCAAGAGTCAAAGAAATCATCATGGCTATTGTTGATGAGGTAGCTAAGTAATGTGTGTGCAAGTTTGTCCCAAGTGTAATGAAGATGAATTACGTTATCAAAGAGACATCGCTACAGGCGAAGTAGAAGAATGGCATTGTGAGTCATGCGGAAGTGAATACGAAGTTGGTGTTAATATCACAAGACACTTTGAAACTATGAGAGAGGTAGTTATGTGAAAGATAGATGAGAGGAGAGAAGCCCGACCTAGTGTCGGGTTTTTTTATGTCGGGAGTCGGGTTGTCGGGTTTTCGGTCTAGCATAGCTAGAGACACAGATATTACAGACACAAGGATCTAATACCAGGGGATCTGGATCTGCCTGGGTAGATCTGGCCTGGATGAGCAGGGTGTTGACATTTTGTATACAGTGTGATTCAATAAGCTTTTAATTACAGGAGAAGTAATGTGTACAAAATAATTAGATTTTATAAAGAGGACGGGTTTCCAGGTCCAGCTCGCGAAACAGTTAAAACTGGGTTGACCTTAGAAGAAGCTCAGGAGCATTGCCAGAGAGACGACACCCGGGAGGAAGGGGTTTGGTTTGACGGTTATACGGAAGAATGAATGGATACATTGTTCTTAATAACAATTGGCGTGTATGTGCTGGTGTTCCTATTGTCGGGTCGGGTCTAGTGATTAGTCCTGGTCCTGGCCTACAGCCAGCACATAAGCCTTACACACACAAGCCCTGGAGATCTGCCGGGTGAGGCTGGGGTATGTCGGGTACTGCCATCTCGGGAAACCTCGGGTTTGGGGTTCTACTTTGAAAGAGTGCGAAACACAAGCCCAGGAATTTATCCGGAAGATGCCCGGCTACCTGACCAGGAAAGGGTTGTTCATCTATGAATTAGGCAGCAAAAGAAAGTTCTATAAAAGAGTAGACAAAATGTAACTAATAACTTAAAATGAATTATCTTTTAAACAAAACCAATAGGAGGTTAATATGAAGATAGAAATAAACTTATACGATGAAACAGGCACGCAGGTTGTTGGCAAAGCCATAGAGACTAACTGTGACAGTCTAATCATCAATGGAATGCACATCATCCAAGCAGGTGGCGTTCATGCTGAGATGAGACATTTATCTCAAGCTGTAACTAATATTCAACATGGAGACGGAGTATCTGTTGGAGAACTTTTAACTCATGAAGGTGAGTTGAACTAAACTAATAAATAGTCGGAGGAATGAGGGAGCAATACGCTCCCTTTTTTTATGTCTAGGATTCTTTTAGATACACAAATATCGGAGTCGGATCCTATTATTTGGGGGGTGGGGGGACAAATTGGTACCTACGGTATATATACACACACAAGGTTAATAACAAACACAAACAAAATACATTTGTAGCACAATGCTAGTCATACCTAGTTTTTTTATGTTAATATCGGATTTTAACTAAGAGGTTCTCTATGGATGACGACATGAATATGCAGGTTGACCCAGTAATGATGCCAGGGACTCCTGCCCCCCAAAATTCTGCTGGTCAAATGCAACAAGAATTAGATCAAATATCAGTTTCTGAGCAAGAAGAGGCAAAGAAAGCCCTCATACAATTATTAAATATTTTACAACAAATGGTATCTCAAGGTGCCTCAGATGAAGAAATACAGGCTTTTCTTAAAGAAGCTGGCGTAACTATGGAAGAACTACAGATGGCTAGGGAGATGTTTGGTATCTAATGAATATGCGAGATATGTTAGGTGAGTCTGGAAGAACTATGTCCGACAACGAGCCTAGATTTGAAATGAGAACACCTGAAGGTCAAATGTTTACCATTGATTCTATGATTAACAACCTCATGCAAGAATATGACATGGTAGTTCGTAATCAAGAGTTTGATAGAGCTCAAGCCGTAGCTAATGAAATAGATAAGTTGCAACAACAAAAAATAGCTATTCAAGGTCAAAGAGCAAATGCACAAATAGCTACAAGTCCAATGGGTTCACAAATGCAACAAGTTCCACAACAAGATCAAATATCTAGAATACTAGACGATATATCCATATAGCCTGCTATGGCTGAAAGAAAAGAGATACTTTCAGACCTAAGCTCCAAGATAGCTGAGGGCAACATTCGTGAAGCCTACCGAACTTTTGAAGACTTACCTGTCGTAGACCAGATAGCCGTTAGCATATCGCCTGGAGTTGGTGATGTTCTTGCAGCCTATGAAGTAGGAGAGTTTGGTACTAGGGCTAAAACTAACATAGAAGACAAAGATTACCTTGGTGCGGCAGGAAATACAGGCCTAGCTGCTCTTTCTGGCATAAGCTTAATACCATTATTTAGATTTCTTAGAGGTGCTAGAGGTGTAAAAGCTGCAAGCAAAACCGCAGATGCTCCACAATCCCCTACTCCCACTACACAGGAGCAGTTACCACCAGCACCTCCTAAGAAAGTAGAACCTGAGCTCCCTGAAGTACAACCTTTCCAACCTAAAGGTATAGATGAAATATCCTATAATACAGGCCAACCACGTATAAAACTTGGCTCTAAAGCTAGAAAATGGGTAAATGGCTTACATCCTAAGTCTCCGGGTAAGAAAGTTCAAAACCTCAAACCCGAAGAGTGGGTTAAGCGTTTAGTTGACGCTGGTATACCTAAAGGAGAGCTTAGATTACTAAGAATCCTAGACGAGGCTAATGAAATCAATCCCAAGTTCTTAAATGAAGCCGCAGGGTCTAAAACTGTATCCCGTGAGTTCCTAGACGATTACATGGATAGATCGCAAAGAGATGCTATTCAAATGCGTGGAGTCCCAAAAGATAACCTTGAAGCACCTGATACTAGATTTGCTAATAGAGATTTACAAAGAACACAAGGCCAAGCTGTGTATTTTGTTAGAGGCTCAGGCGAATATAGAGGTAAGAAAGATCATTACAGAGATTTACTTTATCCAGATATGTCTGACGCAAACAAGTCTTATGTATTTGATGGTGTTGGCACTAACGATCCTGCTGCAAGATTCAAATTAGTTTATGGCTTTGATACTTCAAGAGAATACATAGACCAAGGTAAACAGATACAAAAAGCTTTTGATGAGATAAATTTAAAAGAAGGCGACCAAATAGACAGTATCTTCAGAGTTCAATCAGACTTCCAAGGAGAAGTCGCTGATACTTATTTGCCTAAACAAGTGCGTGAGTTTAACGACACAAAATCCATGATTGGCAACATAGATGCACTACAGTTACGTAATATCAATAATGCACGTGTTAGCTATGCCCAAGAAATGAAAACAATGCTTGGGGGTTCAAGCACTCAAGCAGGAGCATTTGGTAGAAACTTAAACCCTAAATTTGTTGATGCTTTTGTTAATGGTGATATGGACAAAGTTAAAAAATTCTTAGGCGATGATCTTTTCAAAGTATTTACTGACACTGATTTGGCTAACAGAATACCAGGTAAGTATTTTACACCCGATAGAGAACTCTACGCTTTGTCACAAAAATTAGGTGATGATTACGGTAGAGAGTTTTCATTCACAGAGTTTGCAGATGATGCATTCCGTAATTCTTTAAAAGGTAAAGGGAAGGCTGGATATAGAGAGATGACTCCTGAAAATTTCTATTTTTTAAACTCACCTGGAACAGAACTTAATAAAATATATCCTGACAACGCAGAAACACGTGCAGTCCTTAAAGAAATATACGACAGACGTATTGCTATAAACAAAATACAAAACAAAATACTAGGTAAATCACCTGCCTCAAGAGGTGGTTTTGTAGATCCAACACAACAAAAAGCCGTACTTAAAAAGCTTAAAGACTATAACAAACAAGTAGATCTAGTAAACAAAGCCCTTGCTGATGGCGTTCCTGTAGACATAGATAAAATATCAGACGCACTGAACGAAGATGTGTTGCGTTTTGGTATAGATAAGCTAGATATAACACCTAGAGATATAGAGCGTATAACAGGCAGACCTTTCTCTGAATCTTTAGATAAAACTACAGAAGAGATATTTTATACACCAGATGGTTCTGGAGGACTAAAATACTTTGATGTTCCAAATAATCCAGCAGACTTAGCTAAAGCTTACTTTGATGATATAGCTGGACAAGGAGGCACCATGCTTGAATTAGCTGACGGTGTTAAAGCTTTGAAGAAAGCTGTTAGTGTTAACGCTAAAGACTTTGGCATGAAAATAGATCCATACTTTGATGGCGGTAATTCTAAGTATATGAAGCTACCTGTAAGAGCCAGAGTTCTTGATGCTTACAGAAAAGGCAGACAAGGTGTGCATATTGGTAATAAACAAGCACAAACTGAGGGTAGTCCAACAAGAATCGTACAACAATACACTAGCGGTGAGAAAGAAATACAAAAGATATTAGATGAACTTATACCAAACAGAGCTAATCAAAAGGGTATGATTTCTAAAGTAGAGGGCACAGATAGCGAATACGATGGAACTTACCTTAAATTTACTGATGATTTAGTTGAAGCTATCAAAGATAAAGGTATTGACGCTTTCAAACTAGGTGGACCTGTAGAAATAGACAGGATGTTAGCTGAGTTATGAACCTAGCACACTTATCGGATCAAGAGATAAAAGAAACTCTGGTTCTCAAAGAACGCCTCCAAACCCTTGAAAAACAGTCAAAATGTCAAGAAAGTTTCTTAGAATACATTAATTATATGTGGCCAGAGTTCATTTGTGGCCGTCATCACAAGATATTCGCAAAGAAGCTTGAAGACGTAGCAAACGGCAAAATTAACCGTTTAATCGTCAATATGCCACCTAGACACACCAAGTCTGAGTTTTGTTCGACCTATTTTCCTGCCTGGATCATGGGTAAACAGCCGAATCGTAAGATTATGCAGACCACCCACACAGGCGAACTAGCTGTAAGGTTTGGTCGTAAGGTCAGAAACATGATGGATACCGACAGATATAAACGTATCTTTACCGAAGTACAACTGCAAGCTGATTCTAAATCTGCTGGTCGTTGGGAAACGAACAAAGGCGGTGAGTATTTCGCTGCTGGTGTCGGTGGTGCTATTACAGGTCGTGGTGCGGATCTGCTGATTATAGACGACCCACATTCAGAACAAGACGCTTTGAGCCCTAGTGCGTTAGAATCTTGTTGGGAATGGTACACATCTGGACCTAGACAGCGTTTGCAACCAGGTGGAGCTATTATTCTAGTGATGACACGTTGGTCATCTATTGATTTGACAGCAAAACTGCTTGACGCACAGAAAGAAGATAACGCTGATCAGTGGGAAGTTGTAGAGTTTCCTGCTATCTTTCCTGAAACCAACAATGCTTTATGGCCTGAGTTCTGGGAAATATCTGAGCTAGAAAAAGTAAAAGCCTCGCTACCTGTGCAGAAATGGAATGCACAGTGGATGCAGACTCCTACTTCAGAAGAAGGTTCTATTATCAAGCGTGAGTGGTGGAACATCTGGGATAGTGAAGCTATGCCACCGGTGAGCTATATCATTCAAAGCTACGATACGGCTTTTTCTAAAAAAGAGAACGCTGACTACTCGGCTATATCCACATGGGGTATTTTTAGACCAACGCCTGATTCACCGGACTGTATTATTTTGCTCGATGCACAAAAAGGCAGATGGGACTTTCCTGAACTCAAACGTATAGCCTATAACGAATATAAATACTGGGAACCGGACATGACACTGATTGAGGCAAAAGCCTCTGGTACACCCCTTACTCATGAACTAAGAAGGCTCGGCATACCTGTTGTGAATTATTCACCAACTAGAGGACACGATAAATCAACCAGGATGCATTCGGTTGCACCTATATTTGAATCTAACCTGGTTTATGCACCAGAACGTAAGTTTGCTGAGGAAATGATTGAGGAATGTGCGTCTTTTCCTTTTGGTAAAAATGATGATTTATGTGATACTATGACTCAAGCCCTCATGAGATTTAGAGAGGGTGGCTTAGTTTCTCTGGATGATGATTATATGGACGAGGAAAAAGCACCGATTAGAAGGGTATATTACTAATGGCGATAGATAAAGAAATTAATCCAACAGTTCTCAACGAAGAAAACCAAGTGCCTTTAGGTGATGAAGGAATGGAAGTAGCATTAGCTGCAATTGAAGAAGCTGGTATGGAAGACTTTGTGTTGCAAGAAGACGGCAGTGCAATATTAGAAGCTGATATGCAAGAACCCATGGAAACAGGGTTCAACGAAAACTTAGCTGAAATGTTAAGCGACTCAGATCTTGGAAGAATAGCTAACGAACTTGTAGACGGTATTGATAGAGACAAGTCATCACGTGAAGACTGGGAAAAGACTTACACCGATGGTCTGAAATATCTAGGTATGAAGTTTGACGATGAAAGGTCTGAGCCTTTTGAAGGTGCATCTGGAGTCATTCATCCGTTACTAGGTGAAGCAGTCACAACTTTCCAAGCACAAGCATACAAAGAATTATTACCATCCGGTGGACCTGTAAAAACACAAGTTATTGGTGCATACGATACTGCGGTAGAAGAACAAGCACAAAGAGTCAAAGACTTTATGAACTATCAAATTGTTCATGTGATGGAAGAGTTTGATGAAGAATTAGATCAGATGCTCTTTTACTTACCACTTGCAGGATCTGCATTTAAGAAAATTTACTACGATGAAACCTTAGGTAGAGCTGTATCTAAGTTTGTAGCACCTGAAGATTTAATTGTGCCTTACTATACAACTGACTTAGAGACTTGCCCAAGAATTACTAACGTAGTCAAAATGCCAGAAAACGAAGTTAGAAAACTTCAAGCTATTGGTTTTTACCGCAAGATAGATATAGATACAGGTGAAGAACCTGATATGTATTCTGAAGCTAAAGAAGAAATCAACAAGTTATCAGGTATGGAGCCATCTTACGATGACGGAGAGGTATCTATTCTTTACGAGGTTCATTGTAATTTAGACATAGATGGCTTCGAAGATACAGATGAGAATGGTGAGCTGACAGGTGTAAAACTTCCATATATCGTAACGATTGACTCAGGATCTAACGAAATACTATCTATCCGTAGAAACTTCCAAGAACAAGATCCTATGAAGAATAAGATTGAATACTTTGTCCACTTTAAGTTTTTACCAGGACTAGGTTTTTATGGGTTTGGTTTAACTCATATGATAGGTGGTTTATCTAAAGCTTCTACCTCAATACTAAGACAGCTTATTGACGCTGGTACTCTTGCTAACTTACCTGCTGGTTTTAAAACTAGAGGTATAAGAATTAGAGATGAAGATACACCGATTCAACCAGGTGAGTTTAGAGATGTTGATGCTCCTGGTGGATCATTAAGAGAATCTATCCAACCACTACCATTTAAAGAACCTAGTGGCACTTTATTAAACCTTTTAGGTATTTTAGTAGACGGTGGTAAAAAGTTTGCATCTATTGCTGAAATTAACACAGGTCAAGGCAATCCAAATGCACCTGTAGGTACAACATTAGCTTTATTAGAAAGATCTACTAAAGTTTTAAGTGCGATCCACAAAAGATTGCATAATTCACAGAAAAAAGAGTTTAAGTTACTTGCACAAGTATTTAAGGAGTACCTCCCCCCTGAGTACCCTTATGCCGTAGCTGGTGGCAATGCTGCGATAAAATTATCCGATTTTGACGATAATATAGATATATTCCCCATCTCTAACCCCGATATATTCAGTCAATCTCAACGCATTGCCATGGCTCAAGAAATGATGCAGTTAGTACAATCTAATCCAGAGGTGCACGGTCCTAATGGAACTTATGAAGCATACAAAAGAATGTACTCAGCTATTGGTGTAGATAATATTGAGAAGATATTAACACCACCACCCCCACAAGATCCTACGCCATTAGAAGCTGGCTTTGAAAACAACAAGTTATTACTAGGCCAACAAGCTCAAGCTTTTGGTCAACAGAACCATGATGCACATATAGCAACGCATATCGCTTTGTTAAAAACACCTCCTGTGCAAATGAACGCCCAGGTCCAGGCTTTAATACATTCACACATAATGCAACATTTGCAAATGAAAGCAGATACTATGGCCGAACAACAAATGCCACCTGAGGTTATGCAACAGTTCCAGCAAATACAACAGCAAGCTCAACAGGCTAA